AAAAAATATGAACACATTACAAAAGACTTTGATCATGCAAATAATATTTTTAAATTACTAGAAGAGCAAAAAAATAAAATCTTAATTAATATTACAGAACAAAAAGCTAAAATTAAAGAACGAGTAAAGACTATAAATGAAGATATAGAAATTAATACCGTAAAAATAAAGCCTATTAATAGGGAATTATATAATAAAAGTAAAACGAAATTAGATTCTATAAAAAATAAATTAATCAAAATACAGGCACAATTAAGTTCTGCTTCAACTAAGACTACTCAACACGAGACTGAAATAACGTTTTATAAGAAACAAATTACAAGTATTGGTACTGATAAGGACGCCTGTCCTATATGTTTACGGCAAATTACAAATAAAGACAGAAGCCGTATAAAAGAAGAAAAAAATAAAATTAAAAAAGATATTGATAACTGTGAGCAAGATATTAAGAGCTTACAGCATCAACAAAAAGAAATTATCAACCTTAAGGAGAGCAATCTCTCCGCAGAATTGCAGCTTAATGAATATATTTCTACTATAAAAACAGTACATAATAATAACAAATTAACGGCGACATATATTAATAACCTCAAAACTGATCTTAATCGAAATAAAAAAGAATTACAATCAATTGCGGAAAAAGAAACAAATTTAGAAATAAAAGAATTAGATCATAAATTAAAAATAAAATTAAAAGAAGTACAAGAGTTAGAGGAAGGATCAAATAATATACATTTAGATTTAGCAATACTTGAAGCTGTAAAATACATTTTATCTGAAGAGGGTGTCAAGTCATTTATAGTAAAGAAAATTTTAGATGTACTAAATAATCGATTATTATTTTATTTACAAAAAATGGACGCAAATTGTGTTTGTAAATTTAATGAATATTTTGAAGAAGAGATTGTTAATGAAAAAAACCAAGAATGTTCATATTTTAATTTCTCTGGAGCTGAGAGAAAAAATATAGATCTTGCTATTTTATTTACATTTATGGATATGAGAAGACTACAAGGAGATGTAGCATATAACTTATTAATGTTTGATGAATTATTAGATAGTTCCTTAGATGAAAAGGGAGTAGAATTAGTGTTAACTATACTTAAAGACCGTGTCGATAACCACAAAGAAAGTATATATATTATTTCTCATAGAAAAGAATCCGTTAAGGCGGCAACTGGCGAAGTTGTGGTGCTCGAAAAAAAGAATAGTATCACGACCCGTGTTGACTTATCTACCAATTCAACATAAATTTATATAATGCTTACACCATTTCAGCAAACAACTGCACGATTACCTTTTGCACCTACACGCGTAAGTAATCCTGCTATCCATATTCCTAAACCAACCCCGGTACCTAAGGACAATGGACATTCAGCCCCTGACTTACCTAGAGCCTTAAACTTTTATGCTGACTATTCTGGATGTGGACACTGGAGAATGATCTGGCCAGAGCTATTACTTAATTGCTATGCAAAAGTAAACATACAAGGAGGTACTGTGATGATAGGAGAGAAGAACTTTTATCAAGGAGTTAAAACAGTTCGTATTCAACGCCAAGCTACTGAAACTCAAGCCAAATATATAAAATGGTTAAGTGATATAGGTAAGGAAGCTGGATTTAAAATTATATATGAAATTGATGATATTATTTTTAAAGAGGATATTCCTCATTATAATAAATTTAGATTTGCATTTGAAGATCCAAAAATTAGACAAACGAGTCTAGAGATCATGCAAATATGTGACGAGATTACTGTTACTAATAAATTCATGCAAGATTATTATATAGAAAAAACAGGCAATAAAAACGTTACAATTATACCTAATTTCATTCCAAAATTCTGGATGGATCGTTACTTTAATTTTGAAAATGTTCGTAATAATTATCAAAAATTTAAAAAGAAACCTCGAGTAGTTTATTGCGGGAGTGGCGCCCATTTTGATATTGAAAATAGAATTAAACAAAAAGATGATTTCCATCATGTTAATGACGTAATACGGAAAACAGTAGATAAATTTGAATGGGTATTTGTTGGTGGCTTTCCATTAACGTTAAAAGATTTAATTCAAGAAAAGAAAGTAGAGTATCATCAGTGGTCAAATTTAGTAGATTACCCTAATTATATAAATAGTATGAATGCTACTGTTTTTTATGCGCCGCTTGAAGATAGTAATTTTAATAAAGCGAAAAGTGATTTAAAATTTATTGAAGCCTGCGCTATGGGTATACCAGTTATTTGTCAAGACTTATGTACGTATAGCACTGCGTTTCATAAATTTAAAACCGGGGATGATTTAATAAATCAAATAGAACTCTTAACCAAAGATTCAAAAAAATATACTAAAGAAGTAAAAAGAGCTCGGGGGTATATGAAATCGCGATGGATGGAAGATAATATTGGATTTTATGCTGAATTATATTCATTTCCATATGCAGACGCTCGACGAAAAAATCTTAATCGCTTAAACAAAATTAGTTGATTTATCGATTTATTTTCTTTATACTATGATTAGTGTATAGAAACTTAGCATACATACCAAACCAACGCGTGATGCGACTCTTTACTTGGGACGATAACGGAACTCGTATTGAAACTGACTACCCATATCGACCGTATTTTTATTATGAAACAAATTCAACTCGCTATGATGCAACATCATTATACGGCACAAAGCTCCGCAGAGTAGTAGCAAACAGTGAATTAGATAGACGAAAAAAAATTGAAGATCTTAACGATCATAAAATTTATGAAAACATTTCCCCCTATCAACAATTTTTAGTTGATAGTTTTTGGGAGAGCCATGAAAATGATACTTTTAGTAAATTCCCTTTAAAGATTTGGTTTTTTGATATTGAAACATATTCACCGGATGAGTTTCCAAAACCGGAAGAAGCTAGTCATATGATTAACGTGATTACGGTCTACGATACTGTTGAAAAAATGTATTTTACGTGGGGAATTAACAAATATAAACCAAAATCCAATGACATAAAATATGTTCATTGTAAGACTGAAACCGAATTATTGCAGAAATTTTTAGACTTTTATTGCAAAGATCGACCAGATATTTTATCCGGGTGGGCTAGTGAAGTTTTCGATATTCCATATGTAATTAATCGAGTTAGAAACATACTTGGAGAAGACGCGACCCGGTTATTTTCACCCGTCCATGACGAAATTATGAAGCCGATCTATCAGCGGGTGTACCGTGGTAATTTTGGTAAGCAAACGTCAAAATATGTAGTTGAAGGTGTGTCTATGTTAGATTATCTTGATGTGTATAAAACCTTCAGTCTGGGCATGAAGGACAGTTATAAGTTAGATAACATAGCTCACATAGAACTAGGAGAGAACAAGGTAGATATAGGAGAAACTAACCTTGCAACACTGTCTATAGAGGACTGGGACAAGTTTGTTGACTACAATATTCACGATGTACGACTGCTAGTAAAGCTAGAGGCAAAGCTTATGTACATGGATTTAGCAAGAATGTTATCATACATAGGGTTAACACCGTTTAACGCAGCTTTAGGTACTATTAGCACAGTAAACGGTAGAGCAATCGTTGAAGCGAGAAAGTCAGATCCACCGCGTGTTATACCGACTTTTATAAAAGTCGACGATGGATCTGGTAAGTACGAAGGAGCATATGTAGGTGAGCCAAAACGAGGGTTTCAAGAGAATATTATATCATTTGACGCGAACTCTCTATATCCAAGTGTAATGGTTACACTTAACTTAAGTCCAGAGACTAAAATAGGAAGCATCGTCGGTACTGATAAAAATAAAGATAAAGTATATATAAAGACAGTAAATAACAAGGATATTGAAATGTCTTATGGGGATTTTAATAAATGGTGTACTAAAAATCAAATAGCAGTTACAAGAGCAAAAAAACTTTTCTCACAGAAAACTAAAGGAATCTTCCCTCGTATAACAGATCATTTTTACGATATAAGAAAAGGTAAAAAACAAGGATGGAACGAAGCTCGTGAGGAAAAACATCAATTATCTCTCAAACTAAAAAAAGAAAAAAATAAAGAAAACAAAATTAAGTTAAAGAAAAAAATTGTAGAAACACAATTAAAGATTGATCAGCTTTGGATCTGGCAATTCACTTTAAAAATTCTTATTAACCGTATTTATGGATATTTTGGTAATAAAAACTCCGCTATGGCGGATGGAGATATCGCGCGTTCAATTACATTAACCGGGCGTGACGTCATAAAACAAAGTAATATTATCTTACGGAACTATATTAAAAGAAAAACTAATTTAACTGACAAACATCTCGAAAAATACGATCCAATCATCTATAACGACACGGATAGTTCGTATTGCACAATCACTCCGTTATTAGAGCATATAGGTGTAGCCTTACATGAAAATAATAATATTAACAAAAAAGTATATGATATTGTTCAGGATATAGAAGACGATTTAAACATACATATTGAAAAATGGGCACGAAAAACCCTCTTAACTAAAGATCCGAGGTTCGTTTTTAAGCGAGAGTCAATTTGTGATAGAGGAATATTTTTACAAAAAAAACGGTATGTGTTGCATAAGCTAGACGACGAAGGAGTCGTATGTAATAAGTTCAAATACACTGGTGTTGAAGTGGTCAGAACGACAATGCCTAATGCTATAAAGCCATATGTAAAAAAGATTATTGAGCATATGATTATGACTGAAAATCAAAAATCTACAAATGAAATTTTTGAAGAAACATATGAGATTTTTAAGTCACTACCTATAAAAGACATCGCATTTATCATGGGAGTAAGAGATTATGAGAAATATGGCGCTCATACAAAAGACTGGAAAGTAAAAAAGGGAACCCCAATTCATGTTAAGTCCTCTATATATTACAATAAGCTTTTAAAACATTATAATATTTCAAATAAGTATGAAACAATTAGTTCTGGTGATA